TATTCCCGTAGATTTGAGTACCGCTCAAGGCGTCCCCAAGAGTCCCGAGGATGTCTCGAAAGGTTCCCCGAATGCCAAACATGCCTTTGTGATCAGTCTGTGGCGACGATACTTGTATGTCGTTTATGACTTCTGCAGGAGCCGTAGGAGCAGCAATAGGAGGGGTTGTGGGAGGAGGGATATTAGCCCAAGGGTTGTTCGGGATGCCGGTAGCACCTTGCAGCAAAGCCGCTAATCCATTTGCCATTTCGTTCCTCTTAGAATCCTGCTGCCATACTAGAACCGATGGAACCAAGAGTTCCAACTATGTTAGGGCTTGTCTTGGAAGTAGCAGTTCCAGTGCTCTTATTATAGTTGCCAGCACCTGCAATAGAAGACGCAGCATCAGTACCGAGCCCGGCAAGGCCGAGAAGCTGTTGAATATAATTCGTAGAGTACTGATTATTAAGACCAGTCTGATAAGACGCGAGACCTTTCAAAGTAGCTCCGCTATCAAGACCGCCTACCGCTGCCTGCTTGGCCATGAGATCGTTAGTCCCGTTCTTAAGAGTCCAGTCGTATCCCATAGAGTTTTTATACGTATCTAATCCAGAAGTATCACCTCCGAGCAAAGCCTTTAGGGCATTACCCCCTGAAGTTACGTACCCCAGAGCCGGAGACAAGGCAGTATTTATCGAGTCATACGCTTTATTGTACGATTCACTAGAACTAGTGGACTTACTTTTCGATCCACCGAATAGACTACTCATTAAGTCGTCTCCACTCTTCTTTGGTTAATATGAAAAGCTGCATAGTGCCTGCTACTGTATCTAGAGTTCCATAGGATTTGAAACCTATTTTTCTAGCGTAGCAAAGTGCGGCTTTGTTTTGTATAGGAGTAAGGCCTTTTAATACATTGGCCGAGTACTCAGTAAAAATTACATTCAAGACTCTCTTGCCGAAATCAAATCCCCTACGATTTCTCATGAAAATGTGGGAAGAATAAATACCCCTTCCTTCATTTTCAAACAGAGCAAAATCTTCGTCATTATCTGTCAAGGCGAAATCTTCAGAGCCCTCTCCCCATTGGTTTATGTCGAAGCCGTGAAAGGTTTGCATAAATGGGGAGAGGGTTTTTGAGATAGCGAGAAGATTTCTCGATACCTTTATTTCAAGAGAATTAGCCAACTCTCCAAGTCACTCCATCAGAAAAGACAGGAGAGGTTGCAGCCCCTCCTGCTGTCAAAGAAGACAGGAAGACAGGGCCATTAGCATCGTTCACTATCGCCCGAACGCCAGAAGGCCAAGAAGCGGCAGAGGGGAGATTAGCAATAGCAATCGGCACACCTTGGACTAGATTATTAACGCCAACGTTATTCACCCGTAGCGTAAAATTCCTATAATTGTTTGTATCTGTGACGCGACAGAGAGCCGCACCAGAAAACAATTGTATTGGGAAATCATAATCCGCGATGTTATTAGCATCAATTAGAGTGTCGCTGGACGCCCCATTGATAGAGTTAATGCTAATACCCGTTTGAGACGGAGTCGTTTCAGTGCTTCCAAAAAGCCGGTTGTTCGTAATGACATTGTTAGAGGGAAACAAGAAAGCGGGATCACTATTATAGATCTCAATCGCTACAAAAGTAGATTCAGAAGGAGACGCCGCTGCGTTATACAGAGTGTTCCCTACGACATGTACATTATGTACATTCTGAAAAACCAGATTCTTTTTGTAACAATTGAAATTACTGTTAGTAACCGAGACGACATCGTGTACAGTCGTAAACGTACTGACAACTCCGTAGTTCGAGAAGATCCCGATGAAGTTGTCAATAAACAAACCTTCCATACCTTGCCCGACACCGCCTGCGTTTGCTGTGATACAGGTGTCAAGGAAAGCTGCACCTGAATTCTGAATAACCATATCAATAGGTTGTTCGTTGCCGTCAATAATGAAACCCGTAGAACCTGCCGCCCGATCATTAGCAGATCTTCCGCTGACTCGTACACCGTCTAGCAACATATTTGTGCAATTGGTAAGATGAAGCCCTACCATAAACCCTTTATTGCTATCCGATCCGCGAAGCTGAACATTCTTCATGTAAAGCGTACGGAAGAATCCGCTGACCCCGTCTCTGCCGGAGAAGTTGATATTAATCATAGTGTTGCTATGGTTTGTATCGTCCGTAGAGAAAAGTATGTCTTGTATTGAGACTTGATTATTCGGATAAGAGACCGAACCGCCGTTGATCGTTAAAGTCGCATTACTGTTGAGAGTCAAACGAGAAGAGCCTGACCCATGCCCATTAAGAGAGACACCGCCATTCCGAGTAAGGTTTCCAGTAGCCACTAGGTTACACGGAGGAAAATTAATTACAGAATTAGCAGGCAAATCGCTCAACAGCGAATTCAACAGTGAAGTAACATTCTCATCAGCCGAGACAGGAATCCTGCGTTCAGAACCATTTACAATGGCTACCAAAGCAAACGGTTCCCGGAAAGAGATATTACCGTCTACGAGATCAATAGAAGTAAAGGTTACAGTATTGTCACCGTTGTCGAGAACAGGTACTGCAACGTTTACCATCATGTCTTGAGCTTGCGCCGAGACGATACAACCGTTAGTATTAGCGTCTAGCTGAATACCAGTCTGGACTGATTGGATCAGCCTTGTATCGATTGTGACTCGTTCTGTACTAGTTGCAGAGCCTCTCACCCGGATACCGATACGATCGGCGTAGGGGTAGAAAGTCCCGTCTCCTTGTACTGCACAAGAAATCAAACCATTCATCGTGTAACCGGCTACAGTTCCCGGAGATACATCGACTGCTGTCCAAGTTCCCGATCCAGTGTCGTTCAGACCTTGCCCGTAATATTGCCCATCGATAGTGAACTCAGTAAAACCGTCGAGCTTTACACAAGTCTCTTCTGCGTTAATGTGAACCGATTTGTCGATAGTGATATACGGCTGGAAAGTCCCAGTTTCTGCTGTTGCTACGATACCTCTCAGGACGCCAACAATCTCACAGCCATTCTGGAAGGTGATGCCTTCGCAGTTTCCTGTGAGATTCCACGCCTCTAACACAAAGTAGATACGAAGCTTTCTAAAGTCGTAAGAACCGCCGTCTCCGGTGATCTTGACGCCGTACTGACTCGCAAGAGAAGTGCTGCTTCTGTCACCCATGATGCGGACTTCATCGAGAGTCAGGAAGCCTACATTATGAGCTTCGAGGCCTGTATTAAAGCCCTCTAGGCCTGTCGCCCCCGTGATCCAGCAATCCCTCATAATCAGGGAGCCTCTGAGAGTAGTTCCTCCGTCGTTGTATTGAACACGGATAGGAGACGAAGAGTGAATACCCAGCGTCTCAAAGCCCATATTATAGGTAGCAAAAATAGGAGAACCATACTCAGAACGAGTACCGCCGTCAAAGATTATTCTAGCGTTGTTCTGGAATCTGATCTTAGAAGTAGCTGCGCTGTCTCCGAAGAAAGTCACAGGCTTCGTAAAAGTAACAGACCCTGCATCGATACGAACAACAAGACGGCCCCAATCAATACCAGCCCCATTCGGAAACGAATTAACGTAAGCAGCGAGAGCTTGGAATTGAGCCAACTCATTAGAACCGTTACCACTCATCCAGTCAGCGGCTTGAATCCTAAAGTTATCGTGGATTAGGTTAATTTCATCTTCAAGAGAAGTTTCAAGAACCTGAAGGGCTTCTTTCGCAGTGACATTGTCAGGAATCGTAGTTCCATCAAAAGTGCCCATGTTATTAGCCGAAGGTTCAATACCTATCGCAGAAGCGTTAGCCTTTTGATCAAACGAAGGAAACAAATCCAGCAGCGACAAGAAAGTAGTCGCCCTAGCTTTGATTATCTTGTTGAAGATAATCGTAGGCTGGACGTTGAGGTGAGGAAGTCCGCCTCCGGTATTAGCTAACGTGATACCTGTCGTTGAAGACGTAGTAGTATTCGAAGCAGCTAAGATAGTTCCGTCAGCAGTGGTGTTCCCGGTCCCTCCTGAATTACGCAGAGTATCTGCCAGATCGTGGGTATGGCCCGGATCAGTAAGAGTATGTCCATGATTCGGCATCTCGGAGACGGAGAGCAGATGAGCGTCTGTACCCCCTACGGCGCCCAGAATACTGGCCGATGGCAAAGGACCGACCGAAAGACGCCCAGAAGGAACGCCCCCCATGTTGTCTTTACCTGCGGCGACTCGACCTCTGTAGTCAGGTATATTAAAGGTTGTAGAACCGTTGCCCGGGCCATAGGTAATGCCGATGGCCCCGAAGAGCTCTTCGAATTCAGTCCTATCTACTTCTTGGCCGTAGCAAAGAAGGAACCCGTCAGGAGCGACTGGTCCAGCGTAGTCGATAATAGACCCGATAGGAAGACCGAATTCACCCTCAGTCAAAAGAGCGCCGAGAGGATCAGTCTCATCGTAAGTGCCGTCACTGTAAGTGATTACCCTACGATAAATAATACTCTCGTTCAGGAAGATAGTAGGAACCGGCTGACCCGCACCGACAGAGATCGGATTAGGGGCCGGAACCGACATACCTATGTCATAAAAGATAGGCGCGAGGACAGACGAACCCGTATAGTAGAAAGCGAGTTCACCGGAGACAGTCGAACCCCCGGGGCCAATTAGTCGCCGCTGATCCAGAAGATGGACAAAGCTAGGCATAAGTATCCTTTACGTTAATCTAATTTTAACGGCGTTACCCGTCCTGTATAGTTGATTTATTTTGACCCCTGCTGAAGCCGCAGCAGAGTCGTCTACTGCGTCAACCAGAGAATACGGACCGCCTTCTATGGCGTCCATGGCCTGATCCCAATACCTTCTAAGCATTTCCGGCTGAGACATCCAATTCACGGCTAGGCGAGGGAGTTTGAAAGATAGCATATTTAGACTTCGTTCATTGTGGCGTAATCAATCCTGAACCTAGCAATGTCTGAGAAGCGGAATTCAAATTCTCTTCCAGGTCTTTCGTAAGTCCCGAGAGATCTCCACGTTACGTCATACTCATAGTTGCCCTTCCTGCCCATGTTGGCGGGAAAGTAATTAGTCCAAGAGAAACCGTAATCGTCTGACCATCTCATCTCTAGTACAGGAGTATGAGTATATCCCGGAGGCCACCCTGCGTTCATCCTGACGTTTACTGAGCTGCAGGTTTCCCCGACAGCCATTGACAAAAGAAAGCCAGAGCATTCCCGAACAATTTGTACGCCGTCGTCTGAGTACCCGTTCTCGAGCGTCCAAAGAGTTCCTTGTTTACTGTCTCCTGCGAATACAGTCTCATCCATTTGGAACCCAATATGAGCCCGCCAGTTCGGCTCTCCATAAGAATCCCATTTCGACCACACCTGTTGAGTAAGGTCGAAAACCAGTGTGGATTGATCAGTCGTAATGACATAGAAATCATGTTGGTTAAAACGGAAACCCCAAGCCCTTAGAGAAGTAGCCTGACGCAAATCCTCTTCTACGGACTTACTAGAAATTCTGGAGGGACTGCCTTGCGCCATCATTACAGATCGCTTTTCAGAGACCCATAGCAAACAAGGCTGACCGTTGTAGTTTCCTTGGTAAGCCGTAGCAGGATCGGCGCAACCCTCAGAGTAGACGCGACCTGCAATCCTTGAATAAGGTAGATCGGCGTTACCAGTAGTCTGCCATACTTCAACACCAGAAGCGCCTAGGAACCAGACTTCATCCGAAATAATGTTTATCGAGCGGACAGAGTCAGGGGTTCTTTCTGCCGAAGCAAAAGAAAGCGCATCAGGGTCAGTTTCTCCGGGGGCAATCCAGTAAAATCTCTGAGCATTCTTTTCCCCGAGAAGGAAGTAACTATCGATAGTTGCAACACTTCCTACTAGTCTGCTATCAGGCATGACGATAGGAACAATAGTGGTTCCATCTGTGGAGTAAGCCACCCCGTTTCTTACGATTATTAACCTATCGTCTGTCCCTGCGAAAACACAGTAATCAGTACCGGGAATTATTCCGATTTCTACAGCAGTATAATCTTCAGGATCTACTTTATAGAGTCGTTCACCCGCCACCGCAAACCAGTAATTGTCCAAAGTTCCTTCTTGTCTCCAAAACCCTCTTATAGGGCCGTAGGGAAGTTCTTTAACTTTGGTTAGAGTCGGACGAGACATTCTTGCAAGTTTATCAGGGCTGTACCTGTTTTCAGTCAGGTACATATTCCTCAATCGAATACGAGCGAGGTCTTCTTGTTTAGAGTCGCCTTCTGCGTACCCGAGAGGAATTGTTACCATGGGAAACCCTTATTAAAAGTACTGGTCGAATCGTAGTACCCAAAAGTACCATCCCACCTTTGTCGATCAGCAGACACTCTCGGCAACCGAGTCAACCCCAGTTCAGACATACTCTGTATGTTCTGAGAGTATCTAGCCGAAAGTTGCGTCTTGCTTCGAGAAAGAATGACAGAAGACTGTTGGTCTAGTACTCTTTCGTACGACGGATTAAGGCGAAAAGCCAGCATCAAAATGAAGTAATCATCGAACTCTTCCGGGAAAGGGAAGGTATCGAAGTTTTCGAGAGGGGAGTATTTAGCCCACTGAGCCAAATCAGCCCTGAAAAACCACTCTCTTTCTAACCCATCGGTGTCGAGAGTAAGAGATTCAGCCCCTTCTATGAAGAACCCATTTCCGTGGACTACGACAGGGAAATCAGAAAGATTCCTCGAAGAGTCAGATATTGCGAAACGACTTCCGTCATCAGGGGCAGGATGTAAATATAGATTTACACCTGTCTCTTCGAGATTTAGATTTACTCGAGTATTCTTAGGCACAAACCAGTCGTAACTAGGAGTAGTCCCGTAGGGGGGGTACCCAGAAGGTCTCTGGATATTTTTCCTTCCTACGGGGAACCCTTGTAGTTGTTCTCCTACTTCGTTTCCGAATACAGACTTCACAATTCGGTTCAGATACCGCAAAGCCTCAGTCTCTTGGATCAAAGTAGGTTCGACACCAATAGCTATCAGATTGCTCTGACGGTAGGCATCAACGATAATCTGATAGGTAGTTGTCATTTAGTTTCCTAATACGATAAAAGGCTATTTGATAATGTTCCATCTGGCTGCCACTGCTGTCGCAACATAGTTGTAACCGGCCGCAGTCAAATGAACACCATCGGAGAGCAGGGACGGTGGGCAATAGCCCAACGCAATGGCTGTATTATCGGGGCCTGATCCGTCTCCATGCAAAGCTAAAATAGCCTGAGCATCAATGAAGTTGGCGCCCAACCGGGAAGCCATACCCGCCGCGATTGCCTCATCCTGCGCCCATGTTGACGACGTGGAGGCTCTCTTGAGCGGCGGCATCATGATAACGCGGGTGACGCCACCACTAATACCGATGAGTGTATCAATTTTGGATAGATAATCAGCGGCGGAAATAGCTCCGTTGCTGGACCCGTCCCAGAATACGTTGGCAGGCGTTCCAACCAGCGGGTTGTTTTGCCGGTAGACAATTTCCTGTTCGATGGTGGAGCCGCCAACCGATACGTTTTGGATAGCCGCGCCGGTCGCTTGGCTGAGTGGGACACCAAAGCCGGACCCATAACTGTCGCCATTGAGCGGGATAATGTCCAGCGTCATGCCGGTTGGCGGGGTCAGGTTGCGGAACAGGCGGACGCGATTAAGCGTGCCGTCATAGTCGTTCGTGGTGGCCACCTGTCCCTGTTTGAAGCGCATTACGGCCAGCGGTGGCATGTTGGTGGGCGACGCTGTGATAGGTGCGCCACCGTTGACGGAAACGCCAGCAATTCCGGCTGTCAGGACAAATTGCACAGTGAAGGTCGTGGACACCGCCGCGACGCCAAGGTCAATATCAGCCTGTTGAGTGCCAGTGGTGCCGAGAACAGTCTGCGCAAAAATCTTGAAGCGCAGGTGTCCGTCACTAGAATAGCACAGTCGCGCATAGTTTCGTTGCTGCGCCGTCGTGCCGTCAAGCGCGCCGTCATCCGATTGCCAGATGATTTTATCCGCCGCACCCGCTGCCGCTGGCGTGATGAAATCGACAATGCCGGAAATGCCGCCTGCGATCCACCCGGCGAACGGCGTGGTTTCCTTGACGGTCAGGTCATCAATGGCCCACATGCCGGTAGCTACGCCGGACTGCGCAAGGACACCTGAGAACATGGTGGAGACGCCGACCATGGGGCCGAACGTCCGAGCGGGGACGGCTGTCAATGTCGTAGCACCGACAAGCGCTGAACCCGCGACCGGGCCGTTAACGTTGGTCACGTCATTGCTGGCGACGAATTTGGCGTTCGTGCTGGCCGCTAGGTCTTTGCGCACCTTCGCGCTTGCCAGATACGCCTTGCCGCCCTGGACCGGGAAGCTGGAATAACCAATCGGGCGACTGGCAGACACCGCCGCCGTCACCTGATATTCACCAGACACCGCCGCACCGGACGCAGGCCCGCCACTGACCTGCGACGCCGCCCAGCCGGTGCCATCCGTCACATTGCCGTTAGGAACCAATTCCGGCGACGTTGGCGACACATACGGACCGATAAGCGTCTTTCCGCTTGATACGCTGCCGCCGATAGCGGTCAGAAACGCGGCTTCACTTCCGTAGGTGGTATTACCGAATAGATAAGAATTAGAGGCGTAATCTGCGTCTAAAATATACAGTGACGCAGCGCCCCCTTGCCCGAAAATTTGTGAAGACCAAGTTCCAATCATATTAGATACCCAGCGTCCCGGAAGCACCGCCTGCCAGAGTTACAGAACCACCGTTCGAAGAAAGGTAGAAAGGGAACGGGTAGTAGAAGCCA